GCCAGCTATAGTTATGGAGTTAAACTCCTCTAGTCCAGACAGTGAGAAACTGGTGCTTTTTTCATAGCTCTGACATGCAGTCATATAAGGATAAGAGTTTTGCTTCATGTATGACAAAAGGCCCAATAGTGTTTTCCTAAAGGCATCATCAACTCCTGACTTTATAACTGTTATACTTTGTGAAGAGTCATCAGAAGAAACCTTACAAGTGTTAACCATCTTAACATCCAAGCTCTTGCACACAGTGTATTGGAAATTAGTTACTAGAAGTAAGTGTGCAGAATGGGCAAGGGAGCTTGTGTAATGCAGTATTCCCTGCATGAAATTTGACACATTCTTAAGCAACATTGAGTTTGATTCTATTAGCATGCTCTTACTTCTGTTGAACAAGAACTCATCTTTCAGTATGTTCATTCCCTTGTCAACAGACCTTATTTCTGGTCTAGTTGTGAATGCTAGAAGGAGTTGGTACGGCAATTCTAGCCTCTTATTTGTCACCATGTTTAGTATGAACATGACACATGTCTTGAAGGGCTCCCTTAGAATCCTACTGAACATAATGCCAAAAACTGGCATTACAAACCTCTGGCACCATGTTGTTGCATCATCTGAATTGTGAGCTGTTAAAGAGTTTCCTTTTCCAGATAATCTCTTCACAGTTGACATGTGAGCTCTGGTTCTTGTAATTTTCTGTGAAGGACTAGTCTGCATTTCCATGTCTACAGGTATACAATAGTATCTGGCTATGGACTCAACAAAATGTATCAATATCCTATCAATGAATCTTAGAACAAATATTTCCCTGGCTCCTGAGAGCTGCATTTTCTTAAACATGTTCGCCATTATGCCGGTGACTTTCCTTGTCTTGCTATAATCTGCAAGATCAGATATTATCTTCATATATTTTGCTGAACCACTCACCTTTATATGTGATTCCAAAAGCTCTAGTGACTCAAATAGGCAGTATTCTCTCCTGCTCTGCTTAATTTCAGATTGCTCTTTCAGCCTAACTTCTGAGAATTCTGTATCTTCAATCTCTTTTGCTGATCTTTTCATTGTTGCAAGCTCATCAAGTGTCTTGTTCAGTAGAAAATCAATCATTCCATCTTTTGACCAAAACTCATAATCGCCCACCTTGTTTTGTATTGAATCTTTTAGTGCATCAGACATTAATATGACCCAGTTTCTGTTAAATTCATGAGGCCCCAACTCAGAGAGTGGTTTGGAACTCTCACCCATTGCTTCTGACTTTGATGGTGGTATCTCATTCTTCCCATCTGTTGTGTCATACATTTTTAATTCTTCCTTTATTATTTTCTGGAAGATCTGCAGGTAGCCTTGCATTGTGTCACCTTCATCCTTGTTGTGCCTCACACCTATGTAACAAATATTCAGCATAGCTTTTACGGTAGGTATTCTGCTTGAGTCAACAAAGGACATGATGTGGTCACCATCAAGTGACCCAGAACTTTTGAATAAACTACCGTCGACGGTGTCAAGCTTGGCTCTCTTGGTCGAATCCCAATTCTGTGCAATCTGTATCGACCTCTTTTGGTAAAACAATTGTAGCCTGGATCTTGGCATTCCCCACTTTGAGAAAATCTTTGCAGGATTGGATATCCTGTTGGTCAACATCTCCATGTACATGTACCTTGACTGTAGGAGGTCAGAGCTAGTGACCTGCTTGTCCTCTAACTTCACAAGCAAAGAGAATAGACAGTGTTTCAGAGCTTTCTCAGTTGGACCTGTTATCCCAACACGAATTAGCTCGTCATAACTGCTGCCGTAAATCTGTAGCCAGTTTTCAAGATGAACTATCTCTTTCATGTGACAACCCAAACTATTAGTGAGTCTGTGCTTGTCCATTGAAACAAAATCAAAAGTGAAATATTCACCGAGATCATGCACTCCTTTAAAAACTGTGGAACTTGAGAATTTGAAATGAGTTTTTGGAAATAGACATGTAAAAAATATCTGTTTTTCCATCCTTGTAGGCCTTAAAAGCAATATTGCTCTTCCGTCTAGGATTTCCTTGTAAACAAAACCTTCTTTTCTAACATTCTGGCTCCTAGAGACATTTACCTCTTCCAAAACTAGTGAGTATATTGATAGGAAGTTGCCTATGTCAGAGCTCATAAATTTGTTGTAGTCATTTGTTAAATCCCTTCCCGGGAGCCAGCAGTCAGACATCATCCTTGCCTTGTGTATTAATGTGTCAACTGAACTGGGGATGTGCGATCTGTTCGAGGGCATGTAAGAAGAATGGTGTTCATCTAAAAATTTAGAGATGTCATCAACATCTGTGTTTCTTGAAAATACTCTTTTTTGCTTTTCATGAGTCTTTTTCTTCTTCTGGTCATTCCTAAACTCTTTTCCTCTTATACCATGGACTGACAAATCTCTCCAATCATCTTCACTTAAATCTAAGTTGATTCTTTTATAGTCTCTCTTGTTCTTTCCATCATGCAATACATAGCCAGTCATTGCTTGGCTTGTCAATTCTTCAATTGTTCTCTCCTCAAAATTCACAGAGTAATAAAACCTGTTTAGCATTGACTGTCTCCAAACCCTAGACATAAGATCATTGCC